CGGAAGAAGTGTAAGTTCCTATACCAACTTCCCAATTGGACCCAGATTGGTCAGCGATGGTATAAAAAGTTGTATTGCCGTTACCTACAGCGGCAAACGATTGAAACCCCGTAACCGCACCGGCTAAAGTTATTGTTCCTGTGCCGGTGCTAGTTGTAGTTTCTTGTACTCGGTCCGCGACAACAAAAGCCATTACGCTGACAAACTAAATTGATACGTTACTTGAAGAACATCTCCGCTAACTACCGAACGATCTCCACCAGTAAAGTCAGAAGCAGAAAATAACGTACCTGTTGTGCCACCTTTAGTGCTGTCACTTGTTAAAAAAGCGCCGCCAACAGTTGTTGTACCGTTAATATTGAATGATGCTTTACTTGCTGTGTTTGTCACAACTGAAGGATTAGCTGTGGTTGCAGCAGCAAACGTAGCCGCAGGACGCGTTGCATTACTGTACGTTGTGTTCTCCGTCCAGCCAGCATGTGACGACATGGTATCGCCTGCGGCGGGGGTATTAGATGCACCTGCGCCATAAAGACCGATATACCAAGAAGTAATTCTTGAAGTAGCGCCATCAAGCGACGTGCCAGCCATGTATTGGAGGCCAACATTGACCACAAGATTTTTGGACTCAGCAACCCATTTAAGATTGCCATCTTTGTCGTAACATTCAAAAAAATACTTACCCATTGCACGAGCAAATTCTTCTTGTGCGGGACGGGCAATTAATCCACTTGATACGACATCTTTTGTCTTTGCTTGTTCCATTATGAAATCCTCAAAACAGACTCGGTTGCGCCCATAGGCGGGAAAGTTATGGTCAAATTTTGACCGGTTTTTGTTACCGTAGAACCGAAGTTTAAAACACAAACTGCACGATTACCGTTAGTAGAATTGTAAATCAACGCCCCTGCGCACGTAAGAGTAACGTTTGAAAAAGTGGCATCTTCAAACGACCAATACCCTGTTGTTCCTGACGTAGTTGGCGTGATGTTTGTGAGTGCAATTCCTCCAGCGGAATAGTTGGTTCCACTGGATTCACCTGACGTTGTGTACACAGTTGTTTCGGGACCAAGATTAGCGCTGGCTGTGTAAAGGGCAAGTTTAAAAACATTTCCTGTCCCCGTCGTAAAGTTATGCAAAGCTTGGGCAACTTCCGCCTTAAAGCTTGTGCACATGGTTTGGTAGATTGCCATATTAAGTTACCGTTTGCCGGTATTGTCCTGACCGATAAGCATCCTGCCTATCCATACCATCTCCAAGGCGCTTAGCAAGTGCTAAGGCTTCACTGTACTTTTCTTCAACTTTTGCCATAAGATCTTGCTCGGCTTTGATAAACATATAGCCTTCACGCAAAGCACCGTACAAAAGTACAGAATCAAAGTTATCCCCAAGCCATGTCTGCCCGTCTGAGGCTACTGTAATGGACTCTGGATAATAGTAATAATGAAGTTCTACAGAATACGAAAGATCCGGTGTTGGACCTAATATAAATGAAAGTTCATCGGAAACCGTAGCGCCAGATACATAAGGACCAAAAATAGCGTAATGCCTTGGGCGTCCTGTGTTTCCTGTCCCTGTAGGAACAGGGTAAGCCTCACGAATAAAATTAACGTCTTTATTTAACAAGTAGTAATACCGCCCCGTACTGTCAATAATTGCCATACTGTACGGAGCAAGAAAATCAGAAGGACACTGTAAATACCTGTTACCCGAAGTGCATGTTCCTGTTACATTTTTACGAATTGATGGAAATTGAACGGAATTAAAAATACGTTGCTCAGCTTGTTTAACAAATGTAGCAATCTGTTCGTCCGACGTAAATGTCGTAACTGAATCAGAAAAGGTAATCGTTGGGAAGTCGTTTTCAACGTACCCGCGAATCGCCTTTTTTAATTCCGTGTAGTTCACGCCATTGGTCCCCTAGACATAAAACCTTTAGTAGCTGCCCCAGCCCCACGCATTTTGATACCAGAGGTTTTAACAGGCTTGTCTAACTTGTTTGTGTAAGTACCAACGCTCATAGCGACCGTGTTTGAGTCACTATGGTCAGGCCCACTTCCGGGGTTAGCTTCAACCTTAGTTTTCTGCCCCTTCATCGTGTGTGGCTCAGCGTAGACTGACGCAGGGCCGACTTCTTTACCATCTTTTTTCATGGAGTATTTAGCCATTACCGCATCCCCTGATTACGCGCACGTGCCATGTTACGCCCCATTTTACGCATATCCATGCCAGTAGGACCACCCTTTTTGAGCTTAGTAAGTGGCTGACCTTTATGCTTGGCTTTTTCATGCTTATGCACGGCACCAGCAATCATCTTTTTGTCTTGCGCTAAGTCTTTCTTATCCATCATTTACTCCTATGACACGGTGACAGAATTAACCAAACCCTGCGCTACTAAATCATTTGGCGTTAGCGCAGCATCAAACGATCTTGAACCACCAATAGGGTTCCACCCCCATTGAATAATTCGACTACCCATTGTAATCGTACCTAATTCATCTTGGCTAGAATCATTGTTAACAGGTTCGACGCGTAATCCATTAAGCCCTGCTTGTCGGTAAGAGTTTGAGTCTACTCTTGGGTTACGTATAGCTTGCGGATCGTACACCGGATACATGCCAAGCTGTAACTGCGGTTGATCAGGTTCCCAACATTCAGGGCAGACAAGAATATTGACATTCTTGGTCTTTATCACCAATGACTTTAGCTGCTTTAACTTAAATCTAAAATTACATCTATCGCACTGTGCGATAGCATATTTACCAGCAGCAAACTGATTGGGCATCAGAAGCTCCCAGTATTACCTACATACATCCGTCGTGGAACAAAACGAACTGCCGCTTTTTCACGGTCTTCCCCAGCAGCAAAATTCCACTGCTCTTCATAAGAAGCTTTTAGTAAAGGGATGCGCTCTTGCCCCTCAGGGATTTTTTGTGCAATGTAATACGCCAATCCTGCGGTAATACAAGGTAAAAAACGAAAGGGCATATCAGGGGTTTGAATACCGTCACCTGCATCTTGTACTCGACGCATACGCCAGTAAACTACTTGATAGTACGGCGCGGCTTCAGTGCCTTGGTCAGGGACAGGCCAAACTGTGAATTGGGGGTGTGCGTTTGCACCCGGAGAATAGCTGCTGGTGGCGGGGTACGTGGCTCCAGAGTTCCTGCTGATGTAAATTTGTATCGGTCGCGCTTGAGAAAGCTTGTTTGGGATTGTGGCGTAGGTGGAGACACTAATCCGGGTAAGTGTGAGGTCAGCTTGCGTAGAAACATTGCCAGCTCCTGTTCTTATGACGTGCTCAAGCAAGTCAATGGTGTCGTCCGGTAAATCGTACGTCGCAGTGCCCTGTACCAAATTCTTCGTGCCCTGCTCAATCGTCCACATATTGATGCCACGATTTGCCCACTCAATGGTTAGCAGGTTCATCGAACGACGTGCAGTACGCAGGTCGTAGCCAGAGCGCATCTCCCGACCAGCCCTTTCAAAGGCTTCTTCGGCTATATCTACAAACTCAAGATTAAAGTCGGTTGAGCCGGATGTAGTCATCTAAATCTCGCAGTCTTAGCGGCAATTTTTGCCGGTTGCTTAACAAACTGTTTTCCTGCGCTTTTTCCAGCTCGTTTTGCCTTTGTCGTCGCAGCGTATTCTGAAGGTGTAAGAGACTTAATTGCCGCCTCCGGGAGGTATCGTTCGCCAGTTTTGCTAGACGGTTTACCACTTTTTGTCCGCCATTTCTGGTCACCCCAATCCTTCAAACTTTGCTGCGGGGCTTTCACTTCATCTTCTTCAACGTCTGCGCTAGCCTTGCTCGCTGCCCTAATTTACCGGGAGCCTTAGCAGCTTTAGCCAGCTTACCTGCGGGAATCGGTTTGTCGCCTTTGACACCAAGCTGTGCACGTAAGGCTCCGGGCTTTTTGATTGCTTTTTGAATCCACTTCTCAGTCACGGTAACCTCCACCAGCTTCTTTGTACTTCTTAGCTACAAGCTGCGCTTTTCTCGCGGACCATTGCCCTGCTTTAGTACCGTGAGTAGCTGCGGCTTTAACCTGAGACACAATCTTCTTGCGTAGCTCCGGTTTGGTGTAATTACCTGCCGCATTCACCTTGCCACCTTCAGCGTACTGATCAAAGTCAGTATCATCCCGCCTAGCTTTGCGCTTGGCGGTGGGCATTTTAGAGGGAGCAATTGCTCCCATGCCGCGAGAAGGCATCATTTCTTTTTAGCCATTCCACCGTAGCAGTATCCGCCAGCTTTCATTTTGATTTGCGTACCTTTGGTTTTACCCTTGGTAGCAACACCATCACGGCTGGGAGCTGCTGTTTTCACTGTACCCATTTTTGTTGGGGCTACGCCACCACCTTTAGCCATCTTTTTCATATTAATACTCCTTTAAAAATTAACGCATCATTCCGCGAGTTTTGCCTTTTTTAGCAATGCCATCTGCACGTTTAGAAGCTGAACCTACTTTACCGCCTTTTTTAGCGGTAAATGTTTCTGTATCGTCCATTTCAAACTCAGCCTTTTTTACAGGCTTGGGCTTAGGTTTTGGCGCAGGTTTTTTAGGTTTGTTTAAATCCGGCTCGTACTTAGACGAATCCATATCCGGGGGGCTAGGTATATTTCTATTGGTTGACATTGCCATCATCCTTTCTTAGCAAGCGCGTCAATCTTTGCTTCAAGTCTTGTAAAGCCTGAATCAAACCGTTCCATAATTTTTTCAAAATCCTGCTTAACTTCTGCGCGGGTGATGTACTCACGGGCAATTTCTTCCCGCGTACGGTTTAGCAAAATCTGAATCCGCTTTTGCTCATCAGACGCCTGCTTCACCATGAACATCACCAGCCCCACTAAAAAAGAAGTGATCAGATTCCAAACCAGCGTACCCGTTTCCATTTAACACTTCCAAGCCCTTAACGATTTGTTGATGCGGCTATCTGGATCGTTAGCTGTTTTAGCGCTCGTAAGCTTCTTCTTCATGCCTTTCATCCGGGCACAAAAAGAATCTCTGCGTGACCCACCCTCTGGTTGAGGGGGTTTGAGTCCGGGTTTCCCCGGATTAGCTGCGTTGTACGAAGCTCGCCCCTTGGCGTTCAAACCACCTTTTGGGTTTTTGCCTTCCTTGCGCTGCCACGCCGGAGATTTAGCCATAGAACACCGTCACTTTTGCATTTGACAGGGTTGCATACGCACTAGTAATGCAGCGCACACCTTCGGCAGGGATAAAAACGTTAAAGGTTTCTCCGCCAGCAATCGTATTAATTGTGAACAGCGCCGTACCGCCAGACCCACCATCCTTAACAACCACACTACCGGCAGAGGCTCCCGGCTCAACAACCAACCCGCGTATGCGGGTTGGGTACGCACTAATATCACCAGAGGCTGCTAACGATATAGCTTTTACGTCTGTTTGCATAGCCATAATTGGCCTCCGTCATTAGACGTTTTGCTGACCGAGGTATGGATCAGTGACGTAGTAAAAAATTTCGCCAGTAATGTTGCCACCTGTGGGAGCGTCACCTGTCGTACCGCCACCAGTGATTTTTACCATCTGAGTAGCAGACATAATGGTGTTTAGATCATCCCCTGCGGTAGCAGAAGCAAAATTAATAACCAGCTTGCCCGTGGTAGCAACAGCAGCGGCAACAAGTCCGTTGTCGTCAGAAACTGTCGTATCAGAATAGCCAATCCAGCCCATATCAAACGTGGGGGTCGTGCCACCTGTTGCAGCGCACAAAGCATTAATTTGAGTAACAACAGCGCCAGCCGGAAGAATAACTGGGGCAGTGTTAGTAGAAGAAACCTGAACGGCTGCACTATTTGCAGACGCGCCAGAAATATAAAACTCGGCAACCATAAGAGGAGTGCCACAATAAGCGGTGCGAGTTTGATCGCCACCACCCGAACGCCAAATTGCTTGGGTTGTTGAAACTGCCATGATAATTCCTTATGCACAAGTCGCTCGCTAATCGGTGCATCGTCTGCTGGGACAGTTTAGCAAGCTGGTTTCCCAGATACTCACAGTATAAATAAAAAAGGGGGTTTTGCAACCCCCTTTTTAGCCTGATTAGGCTCCCTGAGATCCGTAGATTCCGAGAGGATCAGACACACCAAAACTATAACGTTCACGAGCTTTGTAGCGAACGTTTCCGGTGTCGAAGTCCCCGTCCATTGAATTTTGTAACGGTGTCCGTACAAAATGCTTCAAGCCGTTAGGAACATCGGTCGTCAGGAACCAAGCGTTAGTGTCGGTCAAGAAGTGGTTGACCGTATAACCCTCAGGAATCGAACCGTTGTTCTTCAGGGCATTGATGTCGTTGTCGTTAGTACCGACACGGAGTTCGGTTTCTAACAAGCGAGTTGCCACGAACATCAAAGCAGGAGGAACGATAAGCTTGCGGGGTTTAGCAGCAATCAAAAGCCCACGTTCATCAGTCCACGCAGCGATCTGAATCACTGCATTTTCCAACGAGGTTTCGTTAAGATCCACGCCCGTAGCGGTCGTGTTGCTGTTAGTACCACCGGAAACCAGCGGATGTGCTGTGGAGAACAAAGTCTGACCGTCACCGTAAGTTACGGTAGAAGCCCAACCGTTATTCAAAACAGCAGCAGCTTTAACCTGCTTGGTATAAGCCATCGACCGTGCAAGTGCCTTGGTATAACGAGCCGACAAGCTGTCGTACAGGTTATCTTCAATTGCTTCTTCAGTGATTGAGAAGCCATAAGCAATGGTCTCGTGCGTATAACGTGCGGTCCAAGCTTCCTGCGCGTTGTCATAAGCAATTGCGCTACCTTCGTTTTTAACCGGGGCAGCACTAAAGCCTGACAGCTTGGTTTCCTCTTCAAACGAGCGCTCAGAAGATTCAGTTTCGTAAATCTCTTTGTGCTCTTCGCCATACTTCGCATACTCCAAACCGAACAATGCGTTCAAGCCGGGGAGCAGCTCTTTCAATAGTTGTGCGCGTGAAATAGCCATTTATGTTCCCCTATTACAGTCCGGTTGGGTTGTAGTAGGCATGACCACCGAGGAAAGTAGAACCGCTAATGTTCGGCATATTGAACTTAACGATAGCTTCCGGGTAGTAAACAGTGCCACTATAAGAAAATGCCGTATCAGGCACCAGATCAACAATACGGATCGGCAAAGAAGCCGTCACATCTGCCGAACTCAACAAAATAGCTTGCTGAGAATCGTTGCTTGTGGTGTTAAGCGTGTTAGCCACCAAAGCTGCATTGTTGTTGATGTTGCTGTAGGTCAAGCCCGTGGTCGTCGAAACAACCGTCGTGCCAGTAACTACGGCGACTTGGAACAACTGATCTGGATCTTCGCACACGAACGCGGTGATAAAGGTGTTTGCCTTTACCGAGGTGCCGCTAATCCATGCTTGCGAGAACGTGGGTTGTCCGGTTACAGACGAAACAAACTGACAGCCTAGAAAGACGCCAGCAAAGCCTGTTGCAGGTGCAGCCGTTGTCGAAGTCGAAACCGCGATGGTGCCGTCATTAACAAAAATAACGGGGTCACCGAAACCAATGCTAGAAGCACCGGATGCGATACGGCGTTGACGAGTAGCACCGGCAAAGACCTGACCACCGATCAAATTGATCGGCTTTAGCCCGTAGGGGGCTGAAACAGTCGGGTAAGCCATTTGGAATTACTCCTTGGATTGTTGATTACCGCGTCCAAATGAAACCGAGGTTTTGCGCTCTGAAAACAGAGGCATTCTTGGATCATTTTCGCGCATGAAGTTGTTGTCTACAGAACGCATTTGCGCATCGGCCTGCTGTTGATAATAAGCATTCCGTTGCTCAACAAATTCTGTCGGTGTTTTACAAAGCATTAAACCACCCACCACGATATTGTCTTTGAATCGAGCATTATCGGTTTCTAGATAACCAGAAATCTCAGGATGATCTACAGCTCTAACAGGTTCCCACCCCTCACGCAGTTTGGTTGACACGTTACGTGGATCTGATTGACCCATCATGGAAACACGAATCCAGCGATACTTATACCCCGGCTCAGGTGCAGGGTCCGGCAGTAACGTGGGAGGTGCCCAGCTACGAGGACGCTCAACTTTGTCGCGGGTATTCAATTCTCTGTTTGTACGATTCTCAGCCATTTTGTGTCATTCCTTCCGCCACTTTTCGGGCATACAGTTCAAGAGGGATCTTTAACTTCTTAGCTAGTGCAACCTGAGTTTGTGTCAACGTGATTTTCTTTGGCGCAACGTTTCGACTTGCTGGGGCTACAACATTACTGCTCGTCCGTTTAGGTTTCTCCTCTGATTTCTCTGTTGCATCAGAAAAGTTTTCGGGGAATACCTGACGTAAACGTTTGTTTACGCGTTCATAATAGTCGTCGCTCCGTGGATCGACGCCTTCTTTGACCAATTTTTGGTGCAGCCCTAGCGCAAAGCTGGTCATCTCTTCATCTTGCCCAAACCACTGATTTTTTTCCTGCCACGCAAGTGCTTTGGGATCTGAAGGCGCTGGAGCGGATTCGGGGTTTATTTTTACATCGTTTTGTGTTGTTTGTAAAGCAGGTGTTTCTTTAGGTGGCGCAGTAACTTTGTAATTTGCCAACCGATCAGCTTTTATTTTTGCAGCCGTTAATGCTTCTTGCGCCGCAACAACCTGATCTGCATCAAACGATTCATAGGCTTCTTTATATTTACGCTTGGCTTCTTCAAGCTCCAAAGCTGCTGCACGTTTGGCCTGTTCTACAAGCGCAGTAGTGTTTTCATGCACAGAACCTTTGAGTTTGTTGTTTTCATCAATGATTTTTTGTGCAAACTTCAGCGCTTCTTCTTTTTCACGTAGCGCAGCTTCTTTTGCTCGACGCTCGTCGTGATACCCGTGCGTAATTTTTTTAATACGTTTTTGAACACTTTCGTCGTATTTAGCCAGCTCGTCGTCTGTTACTTCGTTGACAGGCTCATCTAAAGGCTTACGTCCTTTATCTGGCTCTGGCGTGTCATCAACAACTTCAATATCAAACTCAAAACCATCTTTGGCTTCTTGCTTGGTTTCCTGTTCTTTTTCGTCAGGAAATTTAAATTCAGTCTTGTCCATTATTCACCTCACGCACGTTGAATGCCACGGGGATCTTCCACCACAGCTTCTACGGAATCATCGTTAATAATCCGAAACTCACGGTCGTGAATCTTTAACCGAGTACCAGTATTTGCGCGGGTCACAATAAAGTCCCCCGGTTTGCACCAAGCCCCAGTAGGGAAACGGCTTTGATCTGCATAAGCCATATCACCTAGTGCTACGACAAACAGCACATTGCTTAGTAATTCTTCATGCTTCACGGTTACATCAGCTTTGACAATCCCACTATCAAACTTATTCTCGATATTAGGTAATGTGCAAAGTATTTTGTAACCCTTAACAATAGGTAATTGCTTTGCTCTTTCTTTAGCTTCTTCAATTACTGCATCTGCTGCTTCAGTCATTTTCAAATTCCTCATATCGTTGCACAAGGTCTTGTACTTCCATCCTTGCACGGCGTAGACCTTGGATTACGCCGCACAAATACTTATATTCAGCAAAATCTTGACTTGAGCCTTCAGCTATTGCGTCACTCATCTCGCGTTCGCGTTCTTTGAGCTTATTAAATAAGTGATCTAACATCTGTTTTTCATACGCCATATTCACCACCAATGGTTGGGGCACCACGCATCTTTTAGCCATGTTTTAGCAGGCATGATGCAGTTACATTGTTTACACGTCTTTATCAGGGGGCGCAGTTCGGGGCACACCTTACACACCGCGTACCGCGCATCCCTGACGTCTTTATTTATCAAGATGTACCCATTTTTCTTCAGTCCCTCTGGGTTAACGTCGTCCGGCTGCTCTTGTTTTTTCTGCAATGTCGAGTCCATCTTTCACCAACTGTGCCTGTATGCGCTCGCGCTCAATACCCAACCGCTGCTGCTGTATCTGTGCATCTGTCGCATCTTTCTGGGTTTTACGCTGCACTTCAGCCTGCTTGATCTGCAACTCCTGCTGCTGCATCTGGATGAGCGGATCTTGTGCCTGCTGCTGAGCTTGTTGTTGCGCAGCCTGAGACTGGTGGATCTGTAACAACTGCTGCGAGGCTTGAGCAATAAATCGTGACATCTCAAGCTCGATGTCCTCAGGCATCGGTTTATCAGGCGGCGGCAGCGGTACACCCACACGCTCCTCAATCTGTTTGCGATACTCAAACCCAAGGTGCTCAGCAATATGCGCCATCATCGCGCCCTGTATGGCTTGTGCCATCGGGTTCTGCCCAATCTGCGCAGCCACCATCGGGTCTTGCATGAAGTTCATATGGGCCTGCATGTGCGCATTGTGGTCTTGATAAATAAACGCTTTAAGCGGCGTACCTTTTAACGCGTTCATGTTTTCACTGATGGGATCTTTCGGCATCTGATCATCTGGCAGCGGCACAAGCTTGTCTGCGTTGGGGATACCTAAAACATCCAACATCTGTCTGTGAAGGCGGGGTAAGTCGTAGAGTTGTGGCGCACCCTGAGCGAGCTGTAAGGCAGCTTGATACTGCACAACACGTTGTGCCATTGTTGAAGCATTGGGGTCAGACACCGGAATAACTTCCACGATGTCGTAGTCTTCAACTTTGACCTGCGGTGTACCGTCTTGGGGTGTGTAACTGTAATCAGGTGATGTGTACTCCCTGATAATTTCTTTGAGCAGTCTGAACTCTTCTTTCATGGACGCATGGATGCGAGCCTGTACCGCACCCATCGTCTTTAACTGCCTCTCCAAGAGCGCTAGCGTTGTGCCCACCGGAGCCTGACTCGACATATCGCTGATCTTCATATCAGCCATACCACTGAGCCGTCGTGCTTCTTCAGTGATTTGATTGAGTAGCGCTAATAAGACTTGGCTTGGTTCTTTATACGGAAGCGGCAGGATGTTGTCTTTAATCGCCCCTCCCGGCACATCCACATCACGCCATTCACCCGGAGCAATGGGTGTGTCATCACCCTTAATTCTCAACCCTCTGGACTTCAACCCACCGGGAAGGTTTGATAGCGACCCTGCATCCACAAGCTGACGAATCAGCATGGTGCCAGCCATCGCATAGCCACCAATAATATGAATTAACCCAAAGCCGTAAGCACCAAAGCCGGGGATGTACATGTAATGTACAAAGTGCTGCCGCGCACGTTTCTGTGGATCATCTTCACGGTAGTTGCGCCGTACAGCTAAAACTTTATTAGTGCTCTTATCAATTGTGATGACGTAGGGCAGCGGTAACTCTTCCTCATACCCCGGCAGGTCATACTCAATATGCACCTCATAAATCTGATAGCGCTCGTCTTTAGTCTGCTCAATACCTTCTTTTTGAGCTTTAGCTTTTTCAATATCTGTTTGCGTGGAAAGAGGCTCACCGAGGTCTATATCACGGTAAAAACCGCTAACTTGCAGCTTCTTGATGTCATTTTTAGTCTTACGCATGATGTGCGTAAGGCGATCAGTGCGGCGTATGTTTGTTACACCGTAGGGGAGGATGATGTCTTCCGCAGGTATATAAAATGAAACTTGGCGCTCAAGTGACGGGTCGTAGTAGACCTTTTTAAATGATGAACCTGCCAGCGCTACGCCCCATAATGCGCGTTCATGCTCTGATCTGTACTCAGGCATCTTATCTGTTAGCTGATAATTCATATCAGCCTGCACACGTTTGGCGGCTTGTTCTACCTGCGGGTTCCAAGCACCAATAATATTTGTCTTTACCGGCCCAGCCGCAGGGAATGTCTCCATGATAGATTCGCTTTGGAACCGTATCGCAGCTTCCGTCAGCAATGTAGAGAACACGCCACAAGCGCCGTCCCAAGGTTCAGTCACCTCGTCATAGCGCAACCCAAGCACGTCCAAACCTTTTACGTAGGTATCGACCCAATCTTTGCGTGAGTTAATATCTGCTTCGACCAACTCCATAATGTCACCTGCAATCTTCTGCAAGTCAGCTTCAGACATATGTTCTGCAAGATTGTCCTCAAACGCTTCTTCTTCACCTTCCTCTTCAGCTTCTCCAAGTAAAACCTCAACCCCATCACCACCAATGTTTTCAACCTCAATCTCAATTTCAACAGGTATCTCCTGCTGAGCGAGCATCTCGATGCCTTCAGGCATTTCATACAATGGTTTACTAATAGCCATGATTTGTCCTAACCTAAGTAATAGCCGCGTTTTTGTCCACGGAAGCCACGGAAGTAACGAACGTCGTCCTGATCGTCGCTTGGTAGCGAAATAAATCCACCCTGCCTAAACCGTAGCAGCGCCTGCGTCATCGTATCCACGTAGTCATCATGCTCTCCGACCGGGAATGCCGCAACTTCTTCAATGACTTCTCTGGCCCAGCGTGTGTCAGGTGCCCAGACTTTACCACTTGCAAACATATCTGCCACAGCATTAACGCGCACATGCTTGTCATTACCCCGTGACGGGCTGAACTCTTGTATGGGCACACTCATACGAAACAATTCCTGAATGAGAGGCGCACCTGCGGCTTTCTTTTCAATGAGCACAATATCTGGCTCGTACTCTTTATACATTTCTATAGCGCGTTTCTTTAAATCAGGAAAATTTAATCGCGCTTTAAACGCATCAATCAAAATAATATTAGGCGCACCATTATCTTCGTCGTTATACCAAACCCCCCATGTCGTACACGCCGTGTAGTCTGAAGAGTTTTTAGTTTCATGCGCGGTATCCCACGACTGAATAATAAATTCACAGCGTGGGGGGTCTTCTTTCTCCCACACTTTCCACATATTGCGTTGAATAACAGCAGCCGCATCGCTTGTAGGCTGCTGCATATATTGGGCCTGCCAATATCGCGGGTCCATACCCGCACGTTTTGCTTTTAACTGGTCTAAAGGCCACTGTTCGGGCCATAAACTCTTCTCGTTATCTTCATTTTCATTCAATATAGCGGGAAGTTCGACAATTTCCCACGGATCTGATTCAGGATTCTTAACCTGATAATCAATTAATCGTCCCGTAAGATCAATTAAACTCCACCGAGTCATAATAACGATAATAGCGCCCCCCGGCATTAAGCGTTGTAGTGGTCCTGTCTGAAACCACGACCATGCCTGATCAAAAGTCAGTCTGGAATTTGCTTTTATGTCCTGCTCAGAATGAGGGTCGTCAATAACAAACAGATCAGCACCACGGCCAGCCAGAGCACCGCCAACGCCAACAGCATAATATTGACCTCCAGCTCCGGTAGACCATTTTCCGGCTGCTTTTTGGTCTTCTGCGAGGGCTGTTTTTGAAAATACTTCTTTATATTCATCAGCGTCTACCAAATTTTTAACACGACGCCCAAAATCTTCTGATAAAGACGCAGTATGCGTCCCCATAATAATTTTCTTATCAGGAAACTGACCTAAAAACCAAGCAGGAAATAAATAACTAGAGAACTCAGACTTACCCATACGGGGTGCAATATTAATAATCACCCGTTTTTTACGTCCTGCTACAACATCTTCAAATATTTTTGCCAGTTTTCGATGGTGAGCGCCTTCTTTAAACCCCGGATATACGTGATGGGCAAACGATAATAATGAGGTTTTAGCTTGTTTTATTGATTTTCTACGCTCATGCTCGTCTAATAATGTTAATACCTCCAGTTTTTCTGCCGCAGGCATTAACGGTAACGCTTTTCTTAGCGCTTCTACTTCTTGATTACTTAGATTCATTTGTTTTCTCGGACGCTTCTACTTCAATAGCCCCCATATATTTACCAAGCTTTGCTTTAATCTTGGATTCAATCTCTTCATCGCTCATTTCAGTCTTTTTAACTTCCACGCGCTCTGTAAATAGCGCTACTTCCGTCACTCGCCCTAGCATTTCTAACGCTTTAAGACGGTAGCGTGGGTCCGGGTGTTCTGTATCTTCAAGAATTTTTGCCACAGCATAGCCGCGCATCTGTCTCGCTTGTTCAACAAATGCCCAGTCATACGCTGTCAACATACCCACAAGATGTTTAACCGCTACTGGTGTGGTATTTGCCAACAACGTTTGCTTAACTTTTTCTGTAGGAGCCCCAGCAGCCATTGCTGCAAACGCAAGCTGTGCGTTTTTCTGTTGGGCTTTTACTTCAATCTCTTCATCAGACGTTGCGCCAATAGACTCTAAGAAGTCAGCTGTCTTAATCTGTGAGTCAAGAAGCTCTTGAGGCGTGGCTTTAATGACATGCGTTATATCTGGCGTGTCATCATAAATAGCTGGCGTAATAAGATGTTCAAACATAGGAGGGAAAAGGGGCACCTCTGTGTAAGTTAGCGTAGGTTAATAGGTTATTGACGATTATGCAACACGACGTTATATTTAGCGTGTAGCTGTCCATGCTACTCTCCTGTTGGTCTAACGACGTTATCCCGGCGCAACGCCGGGATTTTTTTGTATGTGTATGTCAAATACTTGACATTTATTGTATGAATTTTTATAATTTTTTGTAGGGGGTGCTTTTGGTTTAGTGGTGGGGGGTGTTGCGTGGTTTAGGCGTTGCGTGGTTTAGGCGTTGCGTGGTTTAGGCGTTGCGTGGTTTAGGCGTTGCGTGGTTTAGGCGTTGCGTGGTTGAGAGTTTGTAAAAATTATGTGGTGTTGGAGACAAATAGTGTCCGTAGCCACGCCGCTGCGTTTGCCACATCTGGGGGGATACGGGGTGAGTGGGGTCGCCAAACGGCAAAATCGCATAACCCCCTAGAGTTCTTGGCAACACGTTGTGGTAAACTATAGTCATGGTTGGGAGTTGCTCAGCCATACGTTGCCACGCCGTTTGCGTGGTTTTTTGTTTTGTGCGGCAACGAGGATGCGAGGTCTTTCGCAGGTTTGTTGTCGTGTCAAAACACCCAAGCATCACAAGCACACCTACACACGTGCGCGTGATGCACCACTAAGTAGACAACATGTCTACGGAAGGAAAAGTTATGGATACCAAAGCAATCAAGAAAGCCACCTACGCCGTCTTTCGTGCAGGTGAGTCCTTTGCGGACAAAGTGCGTGAACTCAAATCCATCGTAGAAGGCGAGGACTTTCACACCGTCCTACACACGCTCATCGTGGCGTGTGATGAGTTCTATTACTCAGGCTCAGGCGAGCTGTATGTCGAACGCACACGTGGTGCAGACATAGGCTTAGGCATCGCCTACAACAAAGACCACAGCGACTACGCCATGCGGCAGAAGCAAATCAATCGCATCATGTCCGCGCTCGGTCTTACCGAGCCGCGCAAGCCAAGCAACAAACCCAAGAAGCGCACCGACAAGGTCGCGCTCATGCTTGCCAAGATCAAGAAGGAACTCACACCCGCGCAAGTCCGCGCACTCAAAGCTGCCCTCTGATCAACTAAGTAGACATCCCGTCTACTTAGCACCAACATCTCAAGGAGAACTAACATGGCTAAAGCTAAACCCAGCTGGTACATCACCTTTGAACGCGAGCAACTCACTGCCCAACAAATGGAGCGTCAGAAGTTTTATGGCGGTCTTGAACGTGGCACACGCACCCCCAACCCAAGCGAACTACTCAAGCTCGTTGCCCAATACAACAAGGACAAACGCCATCTTTGGCTTCAGTAGTTCTCAGCAAGATGTTAGGGAGAAGTTCTCCTTAACATCTTAAGGAGTGTTTTTTTGTGCTTTCCAGTTTTTTATCCACGTGGACACCAGCGTGGACAAGCGCAAAGCCCCGTCCCACGGGGCTTCTATATATATATGTCTTACTGTCTACTCTATATATATACGTATTTATTTGGACGTTATTATTCTTATAGGCTGATTGACCTGCGTTTGTCCTCGCTTCTTAAAAAAGTAGCTTCCTTTTCGTTTTTCTTAAAATTTGGTGGACACTTGGACACTTTTCCCAAACACCCTGATTCTATTGGGCAAACCAATGTCCACTAGAAAAAAAGGACTAAATTTATGAATCAATTACAAACCCTTAAACTACAGGCTAGCGCCAATGTCCACTAGCCAAGTGGACAAAGTGGACACTTTTGGTATTTATTGTCAAGGATTAGACAGAAAATGCACACACGAACCTGCATCACATGCAAACAAACCCTTCCATCAAACCTATTCAAGTACCGCGCAACACGCGAAGAAGCCAAGCGAAAAGGACTCAGTGGAAACACCACCGCATGGGTTGAATCCAACCGTTGCAAGGCTTGCAGACCCAAGCGCAAACCACCAAGCAAGCTCACACGCAACGAGCTAGCCAACCGAGTCACGGCAGGTGATGTCTCCCCCATCGAGGCCGAGCGCATCCTGAATGAACGCGAACTCAAACGCCGAGCCAAGATCAGCGAGTACATGAAAGTCCGACACGCCATGCTCAAGCACATGAGCCTACGCCCAACGCAACTCAAACTACACCTACTGGAAAAAGCCATACGCGAACAACAAGCCAACCAACTCAAGCAGGAACAACGTGACGCTAAACACAGCGCCAAACTATCAACCCCACCACGAAAGCGAGGACGCCCACCCAAACAACTCATACCAACCACACCTTACGTAGACAACTCGTCTACTCAAGGAGAAAAGATATGACACCCGAAACTTGGGACACCCTAATTGGCTACGCCATAGCCTTCGCGCTAGGTGTAGCGCTGACCATACTCATACTAGGAGATTGACATGGAGAACAACGAGGAAACAGGCAAGTGGGTGCTGTTGCGCCACAGGAACTACGAGCCGATGGATGTTTATGGCTTCTTCGATACCGAGAAGGAAGCGTTGGACTACGGTATGAAGTATGGATTTGATCAGATGGGTGACGCGATGGAGGCACACATGGTGCTGAACGCACACTATCAATACACAAGGAGAGAACCATGGGAATAAGTAAGAAGAAGTTGTGGGACGTGCAGTTGCGCGAGTGGCCCAACAGTAAACGCTTAACAGTGCACGATATGTACAAGTGGTGTGACGCTGTATCAAGAACCGAGCAGAAGTTGAGTCGCTACATGCAGATCAGCATGGCGTTGCAGTATCCGGCGTGTGTGTTCTATTGCATCGAGGGTACACAGTACATGGGCTTCCGCTTCGGACTCAAGGGTCATCAATACATGAGCTTATACACAGGAGAGTGACATGGAAAGCATCGAGACGCTGACAATATTTTGTGAGGGCTACCTGCGAGCCTATATCAACAACGTGGACATGGACACAAGCCACGTTGACGATTGGATCACTTGGGGTGGGTACGACATCAACCTGTGTGGCGCAGAGTACGCTGACGTTGGGGATAAAGACTTTCAGGTCTGTGCATACCCTGAAAACTCCACGCGTCGTGCCACAAGGCCACTAGATCCTGACCCCATACACAAGTTCATCATCTGAGGAGAGCAAGCATGACAACGAGCATATGGAAACGAAGGGTAGACGTATGGGAAGAAGCAGTCAGAGCACAGGCTGTGCTCATTGAACTACGTGACACAGGTTATCTCGACACAGCCACATGCGCTGATGAGTGCGTGGAGCTGTACAAATTGGCCTTGAAAGAAACTGAAGATAAGGAGAACGATGATGACTAGCTGACACTTACACCATTCATACACACTCACAAACATCTTATACAAACGGAGAAACACTATGGACACTAACAACATCAAACTTATTGACGGCATCATCACCGCTATCACCAACCACATCTTCCACCGTATTGGTGAACTCGGAATCATCCGTGACATACACGTCAGGCTCGACAAGCTTGAGGCAGAGATGCACGAGCGCAAGCCTGAAGTGGAGCAGTCACTGGAGACCCTGCTTCAATCATCCACATGGTTCGACAGGCTGATTGAGACACACGTCGAGGCACACATATCGGACTACAACCTTGCATCAATGGTGGATGCTTCGGTTAATGAGCGCGTCCAACGCATGGACTTCGAGGATGTCATTGAAGAAGCTGTGGGTAACCACGACTTCAGCTCACAGATTGAAGACGCTATCAGTGAGAACGATCTCATCTCAGACAGCGCAGTACGCGACATGTTTGATGAGATGTTTGAGGAGAAGATTGACACCGCGCTCAGTCGCCTCACGGTACGCATAGTCCACAACAACGACGAGTAAATTCACCCCCCGTTAGGTAGACAACCCGTCTACCTTACACAAACATCTTAAGGAGAACTAAATGTCTAATACTTGACATGATGTCTAATCTGCTGTATAACCTACTGTGTAACACAATCACATATAAATCAAGGAGTTAAGCATGGATAACCAATCAATCTTTCTTTCGTTTGACGAGATCGTAACCATCATCAAGTCGCACCACAAGCGTGGACTGCGCCGTACTATCCTCATTGAGGGTGAGAACGGTATCGGCAAGACTGCCGTGTATCACGCACTGCGCCGTGATCCTCAGTTCGCTGACCACATAGCCGTTGACCCCATCGACGCAACTCAGTTGTCTGACGGTAGCGTGTGGATGCCTGACATTGACCGTGAGGCAGGTGTATCACGCGAGCTGCCCAACGAGCGCTTTGGTTTGAGCAAGAAGAATCGCCTCGGTGTTAACGGTTCGCGTCCTATCCTGTGCTTTATTGATGAGTTCGCCAAGGCTGCGCCTTATGTCAAGAACATCCTTGCGCCTGTGGTGTATGACTATCGGGTCGGTGACTATCACTTCCCTGAAGGGTCGCTCGTCATCATGGCAACGAACCTCGGCATCGAGGGACTCGGTGACAACATCCCTGCACACATCCGCAGCCGACTCATACGTACCAAGATGCGTAAGCCCATACTTACCGAGTGGCGTCCGTATGCTGAGCGCAAGGGTCTGGACTATCGGGTGATCGCGTGTGCCGTCAAGCATCCGCAGATATTCGATTCATTCCTCGACTACGAGGAGGGGGGCAAGTATGCAGGCAAGTCGCTAGCCAAGGATAACCCGCACATTTATAACCCACGTGAGATGCAGGACGCATACGTCAACCCACGCTCATACGAGGCAGCGTCTGACATTGTCAAGACACTTGATGATGTGGGCATGAACCTCGTACGTGCTCAACTGTGGGGTGCTATTGGCCCATTCGCTGAGAACCTGTGCACACACATCAGACTTGGTAACACGTTGCCAGACTTCAGTCTCATCGTGCGCGACCCTGCCAACGCACCACTTGTTCAAGACCCCGTGGCGCAGATCATTCAAGCGCAGCAGTTCGTGGCATTCGCTAACACACGCGAGGAAGCTGAGGCTGTGACCACATACGTTGAGCGTATGCGCGAGGAGATCAAACACATGTTTATTGCTGCAATAAGTAACAGCACAAAGGTCACGACATTCGTGCGTGTCGATTCATTCGGTCGCATGTTGCGTGAGTCCAAGCAGTTCTTGGATTTGAACTAAGCAGTACCCACAACCACAAGGAGAAATAACATGACACGTTACAACATTGATACCTGTGCGATGCTTGTTGAGTTCAACGCATCAGTATGGACTGCGCGTAAGCTGGACAAGAAAACCACCGACGAGGTGGTCACATCCAAGAATGCTGCCGCTAAAGATGCAGCTCGCGTCAACAAGCACCTGCTTGCAGGACGTAACGAACTGGACGTGATCAATACATACGTTGGCAGCGTCCGCACATACGTGTACGAGAACACCATGCCGTGGTCAGACACCGGCATCAGGCTGCTGCCCACAGCAAACTTCATAGCGTTTAACCAACGCATGACGGACAGCGAACAGACGTTCTTCTCATTCGTGGAGGACTTCATCCGTGTGTACCCATCGCTGATTACAGCACAGGCAATGGCGCTCGGTGACATGTTCAAGCGTGATGACTATCCTGATGTGAGCGAGATCGAGCGTAAGTTCGCCTTCCGTCTTAACTATATGCCCGTGCCACGTGCGGGTGACTTCCGTGTTGACATAGGCAATGACGCTCAGAAAGAACTTCAGGAGAAGTTAGCCAAGCTTGCTGATGAGCGTGTTGAGGTTGCGATGTCTGACGTGCGTGAGCGACTCAAGACGCACCTCGTGCGTATGCAGGACAGGCTGGGCTATGACAACGTGGACGGTGATCGCAAGACTCGTAAGTTCCACGACTCACTTGTCACGGGTGCGCTGGAGCTGTGCGACATGGTCAAGCACCTCAACATCATCAACGACCACACGCTTGAGCAAGCGCGTGTCGGTCTGGTGCAAGCCTTACAGGGTGTGGATGCCAAGGAGTTACGCACTAATGAGGCTGTGCGTGATGACGTGCGCAAGAACGTGGACGATCTGCTCAATAAGTTTAACTTTTAATTTCGGGGGCACACGCCCCCATTTCCAAGGAGAGAGCTATGTATAAAGATATGACACCACATGAGCGTGTGACTGCTGTAGGCATCGACCTCACACGTAACGCGTTGTTTGCTCAGCTTAGCGGCGTGGCAATGGTGGGCAGGATTGAGATCACTGACCGTCTGCCCACGGCTGCGACTAATGGTCGTGATGAGTATTACAACCCTGACTTTGTGCTTGCACAGAGTCGCAAGCAGTTGCGCTATGTACGCATCCACGAGAACTTACACAAGATGCTCAAGCACTGTGTCGAGTATAAAGATGTTTGCAAGCGTTACCCCAAGCTGTCCAACATGGCTATGGATCACGTCATCAACCTGACCATCGAGGAGATTGATCCTAACTTCACATGGGTCGAGCGTCCCACCGTACCACCACTCGTTGATGCCAAGTACAAGGGTTGGGGTTTTCTTCGTGTGCTGCGTGACCTCATTGATCAGGGTGATGAGGATAGTGGCGAGGGTGGCTTCGATGAGCACTTGTTCGATGAGCTTGATGATGCTGAGACTGAGGAGGCACACCGACAAGTCGATGAGGCAGGGCGGCAGGGCAAGCTGCTTGCTGATAAGCTAGCAGGTAACGACAAGGGTGGCGGACGACTTGACCTCAACGCTACAAAACGTAGCACCGAGTGGCGTCAACACCTGCGCGAGTTCTTCGACACAATCTGTAAGGGTGATGAGCACTCACGGTTCGTGCCGCCTAACAAGCGTTTCGCACCACTCGGTATCTTGCTGCCCTCACACTTCTCATACAACAAAGGCGAGGTCATTATCGCTGGCGATACGTCAGGCTCGATGGGGCCGATATATCCCATCTTGTTCGGTGAGATTGCACAGATCGCACAGACTGTTATGCCCGATGCACTGCGCGTTATCTGGTGGGACACGTCCGTGTGTGGCGAGCAGTTGTTCAAGCCTGATGAGTATCACTCGATTGCCACGCTCATGAAGCCAATGGGTGGGGGTGGTACGACTCCACAGTGTGTTGTGAAGTATATCGCTGAGAAGCAGTACAAGCCACGTGCAGTCATCTGGCTGACCGATGGCTATCTCGATGGGAACAATGCAGTCGTGCCTTGCGCTGCGTTGTGGGGCATCGTTGACAACGAGTCCTTCGTCCCCCCGCAGGGTAAAGCAATCCACATCAAAGGAAGGATTTAATCATGAGCCAACTTGACCTCTTTCAACCAGTGTCACTTTCTTCTTACCGCAAACAGGAGCACATCATGGAACAAACCAAACCAGTTCAGCAGCAGTTACCTGCCATCACGCTAAAGACCATCGAGCAAGCAATTCGATTACTGAATGCCACGGGTTGCAAATACAAAGTTATAGCAACCGATGGTCAAGAGTTCGGGGAGCTTGAGATTGTTCGTGCACCCGCTAAGAAAAAGAAACAGTTTGGCAAGCTGTATCCATACGGCGCAATGCACAAACACTATCACCCATACTTGGCTTCACTACAAGTTGGTGATGTTGCGTGTGTACCCATTACACCTTTCGATGCGAACTCACTACAAAGTTCTATAACAGGCTGGGCTTCCAAACATTGGGGGCCAAAGACTTACAAGACCTGTGTGTCCAATAACGAAGTTCAGGTTTTGCGCGTCGAATAAATACATGAGTAGACATCATGTCTACTCAACAACAACTTTTCAAGGAGAGTAACTATGGGATATAGATCAGATGTTGCGTATGTCATAAAGTTCAAATCGTTTGACGACCGTGAAGCGTTCATTGCGCTCATGCTAGCTAAGAACGACCCCAACATTTATCAAGCTGTTAATGAGACTAAGCACGACTACAAAGAAGAACCGCTCATCACCTTTGAAGTGGATGATGTGAAGTGGTATCCAGACTACCCTGATGTTCAAGCGCACGAGCAGTTATATAAAGACGCGCATCAGTACTTTGAAGCTGACTATCGCTTCCTCGCTATTGGTGAGGACGGCGCTGAAACATTTGACGAAGTCGATGAACACGGGGCGTTGTACGACTACATCAGCACGGTACACCGTATTGAAACTAACTTTGGAGAGTAATCATGGCATTTTCAGCAGACGTATGGGCATTACCCGCAATCACATCGTACGAACACGCCAAGAAGTGGTTTGATAAAACACCTAAGCCTCCACGTTCAAAGAAGTGGAGCAACCACGAGCGACCGCTCAAGAACGTATCATCATGGCAGTACAGACTTGAGCGCGGCGACGATGACGCGTACTTCGATGTGTGTCTGTATCACACTAAGATGATCCGCTATCTCAAGCCCGATCAGCACGGCTATCGTGTTGTGTATATCCGTGGGTATGACTCACTGACTTCTCGTAAGTTTATTGCACGGAACGTGTCGGGTTGCTACGGTGGACAGGTAGCGAGCTTTATGGGTGAGGACGGCAAGCAGTATGTCGTACCGTTTAACCACGTCGTGCATAGGCACTACAAGCGCGATCATCCAGAGATCAAGCACGAGAACGAGTTGTTCTCAGCCATGCTCACGTTTACTTCGACAGGCAAACTCGTCGTCAGTGCATCCGATCACATCCCCGTGCACAAGCGTGTGGTGTCTGATGAGCGTAGACAGCAACGTGCTGCGTTTCGTAAGCAGATTGAAACCATCAAGCTCTTGGCAACGTATCGCTTAGATTCATACCGTGAAAACGCGCAGTGGGATTCACGAGGGTCATTCAGTAAATCACTCGCAACTACAGAGATAAATAACTTACAACGTACGCTTCGTAACGATGAGCTAGATGAGCAAATTGAGTTCATCCTTAACGAGTTGGGTCAGGTTGTTTTTGATAACTTGTACTCAACGTATCTCACAAACAATGACCTGATAAATGGCAGTCGTTACTCGATGCGCGGTATGTCACTTCGTGACTCTCCACAGGCACATGCGTCTAACATTACGACTAAGCAGTTCCTCGCTGCGCTTGAACGAGCGCTATTAAAAGCAGTCAAACTCGATGAGCCTGACACGTTTGAGGCACTGCCTAAATTTGCTGAGCTACCACGTAAGTTCTTTTGGTAATAATAAAGGAAAGATATGAAAGATATAAGCGAACACTTACACAACGCACACAAAGAGTTAAAGCTCGTGTACGAACACGTTAACGAGCGACAGTATGAGCAAGCATCACATCATGCAGAGGAAGCCTTGTTTCATTCACGCTGCGCGGTGTTATGGTTAAAGGAGAGACTTGATGACCCCACAGCCCCTGACCGATAAACAACTCAAGGTACTCAAGTACGTTAAGAAGCGGACAACACCACCCACTGTCAGGGATATATCCTTGCAGACAAAGATCGACAAGAACACTGTCTACTCATTGATGACCAGACTCACGCGGTTGGGGTGTGTTGAAAGTTTCTTAAAGAAAGATCCCGACAGGCCGTACATCACGGCAGAGCGGCACTACAAGTTTATAACGATGGAACCTACAAAACAGGAGAAGCTATTTCAGAAAAACGAAGACCAGATGTATTGCAAGAAGTTTGCCAAAACAAGGGTGACCATACCCGAACCTTTTTTCAGTGATCCATTCAACATGACAGGAGCTAGAGATGCAAATAAAGACAACAAGCGAAAGCACAAACGTACTCGAAACGTTCAAAAGACAGTGGCGTCTTCTTAAACAACCGTACCCGTGGAAAGATCCAAAAGTTGTTGCAGAGCGCAAGCGTATTGCTGCACTGGACAGAGCGCGTATTGAGTTCAGACTAAGTGGAGGTGAATCATGAATGAGTACGACAAGCTACGTGATGAGTTTGCCAAAGCTGCCATCACGGGAATACTTGCAGGTAAGTGGGGGCATATGCCGCAGTACAAACCAGAAGAAGCGTTTGCTGATTTTGCGTATCGCGTAGCAGACGCCATGCTCAAGAGGAGAGAACACCGTGAGCCTCTTGAATGATCTGTTTGCTGAAGCCCACGACGAGGTGTTACAGGAGTTGTGGGACAGAAAGCTAATCCAGTTGTGGCGAGCACCGCGTCATATGTACACAAGCAAAGCAGTTCCTATGTTTGTGGAAGAAAACAATATCACGTACGAGAAGTTCAACACACTCAAGCGAACGCCACGTTATGGCAAGCAGCACTGGACAACTATTGCGCGTTTTATAGCAGCGTATTTACCCAAGCTCAGCGATAAGTTGTGGGAGGGCAAGATGAATGATGATGAGCTTGTTGCGTGGTTAGGTAAGAGCAAGATAGATACGTTGATGAACATGGTGGACTCGCACATAACAGCAAAAGAGTCAAGAGAAAGGAAGAGGGATAGCAATACACTTGCTAGAACATACCTGCAAGGAAAGGTTTATAACGCTACAGTCGTCGGCCATTTACGTAGTTCGTGGTCAACAGTAAAAGGAAAATCTAAATGAGTTTGATGAATCTAAATAAAGCAGCAGACACAGAAACACAACCTGTATTTATTTTGCGTGGTGTGCCGTACTACCCACACTACGGTACTCCACATAAATGGGTAGGGCCGGGGCATTGGACAAAGCGTGAGGAGTACACCACGACTGAGTTAGCAGAAGCACACGCACGTCTTACGACGATGCAGTTATGGAAACGATCATGGACTGATGAAGTGAAAGGATGGAGGATTTTATGAACCACGACCCCGTTAATCACCCCAAGCATTACACCGAGCACCCTAGCGGTGTGGAGTGTATCGAGATTACCGAGCACATGAATTTCTGTGTGGGTAACGCTATAAAATATTTATGGCGAGCTGGCCTGAAGGGTGAACAGGTTGAGGACTTGCGTAAAGCACGTTGGTATATCGACCGTGAGATTGCACGAATACTGAACAACGCAGACGAACCTCCCTTTATGAAGAGGAGTGAGGGATGAGCCCTGACTATAAGTTCGCCATGCTCGCCGCATGGCTTGAAGGTTACGCCGAGGGCTTGCCTGATTACTGTACTGCTGAGAAGTTCAAGATTAAAGAAGCAGCAGAACTGCTGATGGAAGTGTACGAACAACGTATGAAGGAGAAGGAAACATGGAAGCAACATGCGGGGGATAGGGCATGAAGCTAGGTGAAATTGATATGTGGTTCCGTGTGCTCGCCCTGCTCGGTCTGGGCATCTCGATGACGATGGCAGCGGGTGGGTGGTTTGCGATGGCAGCGGTCTGTGCTGCTTTATTTCTTGAACCTCAAAAGTGGTGGTGAATATGAGTGAAAACAAAACAGCAAAGACACCAACGGATAGTGGAACAGGTTTTATCGACGGTGTGTGGTATGGGCCAGGGCCTACGGCATGGCAGTGTCAGTGCGGCAAACCGTATACGGTTACTTGTATTTCAAGCAAACCACCAAAGCGTGAATGGGTTGGGCTGACGGCTTATGAAATACAAGAGATCCATTCAGTAAATCAGCACTGGGGTGATTTTGCTTGCGCCATCGAAGCCAAGCTGCGGGAGAAGAATCATGGATAGAGAAGCTATTGAAGAAGCGATAGAGGTGCTGGAGGATGCAAGCGCAGAGATGTTGACGGAAACGGGCAATGAAAATTACTACAGCGAAGCTATCACCGCCCTGCGTCAAGCGCTGGAGACAGAGCAAGAGCCGGTGGCGTGGCTATCAGAGGGCGGCGATGTGTCTCGTAGTAAACGGTATATGGATGAAATGGGATTTAAATGCAACCCCCTTTACACATCCCCACCAAAGCGTGAATGGGTTGGGCTGACGGATGAGGAGATAAGCGATCTATGGTGCAAAGTCAGCAACACCGATTTTGTGACGATAGACACGCATGAGTTCGCCCGAGCCATCGAAGCCAAGCTGCGGGAGAAAAACCGTGGATAAAGAAGACATCATCCGCATGGCGCGGGAGGCTGGGTTTGCTGATTCCAACGGGGTTGTTCATGCCTTTTATCAGCTTGAATACTTTGCATATCTTGTTGCCGAGCATGAGCGCGAAGCTATATGGAACTTGCTGTTTGAGTACGCAGGTAGAGATGATTTATCTGATTCAGATCAATCGCTGCTTAAACATTTATTAGATCTCATCGCAGCAAGGTGGCAAGAATGGAGTAACAAAGAAGGGGAAGAATCATGAACAGAGAAGACATCATCAAGCTGGCGCGGGAGGCTGGGTTTGAAGTTTACGAAACCGACGTATGGATAACCGATGGCTGGTGGCTAGAGGAACTTGAACGCTTCGCTGCCCTTGTCGCCGCTGCCGCAAGAGCAGAAGAAAACGAGGCGTGTGCGAAGGTGTGTGATGTGCTTGCTGTACATCCTGAATATGCGTCAGACATTACAAAGGTGGCCGCGCAAGCAATCCGAGCAAGGGGAAATAAATGAGTGGCGATCACAACATGTTTCAAAAAGCCACGTCTTATTTATCTGGTAACGCGTTTTGGCGTACGCCAGAAGAAGACACACCACCCACTGGCGTGAAGATACTACTGCTAAACCCTAGTGGCGTCTGCGTCATCGGGACTTGGGCTGACTGGGCTGTGGCTTGGGCACCATTACCGAAAGTTCCAGAACATATTAAACAACTATTACTGGAGAAAAGTATATGAGCAAGAAAGGACTGTTCGATGACGTACCAGTTAGTGACCCAAAACGGGATAAAGCATGGGCAGTATTTATCAGACGCAAAGATGTTAAAGCGATGATGAAAGGCAAAGAAGATTTTAAGTTTCCCACCGATGGATCGTACGAACTGTGGTGTATCGCTTGGGAGAAGGCTTGGCGTGAAGGTTTTTATGAAGGTTGGAAAGAAGCAGGAGGAAAAATCCGTGAACCCTGATACAAAAGTAAAGATCAAATCAACAGGCGAGATTGGCTACGTTGTTAAGGTGGATGAGGATGGGTTCGTGTGCTTGCGCATTCCCGCTACCAACGGCTGGCCTTTCCCGCACTATGTGTTTCTGCCCCGCGCTCAGCTACAAGTTGTTAAGCGTGACAAGCATGAAGCCTTACAAGATATTGAGGAGGCTCCGTTTTGAGAACACCAGAGGGTAAGGTCAAAGACAAAGTCGTCAAGATCCTTAAAGAACACAAGGTGTATTACTTCTTTCCTGTGACGGGTGGTTTCGGTATGTCAGGCATACCAGACATCATTTGTTGCCACAATGGACGCTTCATTGCCATTGAGTGCAAAGCAGGAAAGAATAAGACCACACCCCTACAAGACGCGCACATTGCGCGTATTAGGGCAGCAGGTGGAGTAGCAGTCGTCATTAACGAGGAGAATGTAAATGGACTTGCTGAAACAATCGGATGCGAATGATATGGCGCAGGAACTCTTGGCTCGTGCAGTTAAGAGAGAACTTATTGGCATCATGATCATGGTTGACCCTGAGTCTGGGAAGTTGCAGTTGATGGGACTCAACGCTGACATGGAGGACATGGTCAGCCTGATCCTAGAGGCGCTGGATAGGGTTAAAGAAATGTATAAAGAAAACATGCACCCCGACAGGACGTTGCAATGAAAACATTAGTGATTGACTTTGAAACACGATGGGATCGTAAAGATTACACACTGAGTAAGTTAACTACTGAGCAGTACATCAGGGACGAGCGGTTCAAAGCATTTGGGTTGTGCGTTAAAGAGCTGGGTTCAGATGATGATCCCTTGTGGATTTCTCACAAAGATATTACTGAGTTCGTATCATCCGTCGATTGGGCAGACACAGCAGTATTGGCACACAACGCGCAGTTTGATGTGGCGATATTGTCATGGCGATACGGAGCGCATCCTGCGCTGATCTTTGATTCACTGTCAATGGCACGGGCGCTGCGTGGTGTGGAGGTGGGGAACAGTTTGGCTAAGCTGGCGCAGGAGTTTGGCTTGCCGCCTAAAGGTCAGGCAGTACACAGCACAGATGGTTTGGAGGAGCTGACCCCTGAGATTGAGAAAGAGCTTGCTGAGTATTGTGCGCACGACACCTTCCTGTGCGAGCAGGTGTTTAACCGTCTGGTCAAGGGATACCCTGCCAAGGAACTCAAGCTGATTGATATGACGCTGAAGATGTTCACGCAGCCTCGGCTGATGCTGGACGTTGAGATGCTGACACAAGCTATTGAGGAGGAAGAACACAAGCGCAAGGCGCTGCTGACGCGTCTGGGGGTGGAGGAGGCAGCATTGGCGAGTAACGACAAGTTTGCTGATTTACTTCGTGCATTAGGCGTGGAGCCCCCGACAAAAATAAGTAAGACCACGGGTAAGACAACTTATGCGTTCGCTAAAAATGACGCGCTGTTTCAAGCGTTGCTCAACAGCTCAGAGGAAGAAGTAGCACTGCTGTGCGAGGCGCGGTTAAAAGTTAAGTCCACACTTGAGCGCACTCGTGCGCAACGATTCGTGGATATAGCCTCAAGAGGTACGCTGCCTGTGCCCCTCAACTATTACGGAGCGCACACAGGGAGGTGGTCAGCAAGTAAAGGTTCAGGATTAAACCTACAGAACCTCAAGCGTAAATCTTTTCTACGTCGGGCTATCCTTGCCCCTGAAGGACACAGCCTCGTTGTCTGTGATCTTTCCCAGATTGAACCACGGGTGCTTGCATGGATCAGTGGATACGATGCACTGCTAGAGATCTTTAGGAGTGGTCAAGACGCATACGCCGCGTTTGGTGCACAGATGTTTGGCATACCTAACCTGTCCAAGGAGAGTCACCCTGACTTACGGCAGTCTGCCAAATCAGCACTACTGGGCGCAGGTTACGGCATGGGATGGGCGTCGTTTGCTGCGCAGTTGCTGACGGGATTCCTCGGCGCACCCCCCATGCGGTACGACAAAGCTTTTGCTAAACAAGTTGGTGTAACTGGAGTAGATGCCCAACGCTTCGTTAATGACAAAGAAGCTATGAAGCGTCTGGAGAAAATCCCGCATACATGCACTGACCAAGAGCTGCTGGTACACGCCCTAGCTGCTAAAGCAATTATTGACAAGTACCGACGTGCTGCACAGCCCGTCACAGACTTCTGGGCGTTATGCCAGTCATCAATTGATCACTGCCTGCTTGGAGGTAACGAATATAAATACAAGGGATTGACGTTCAGTAAAGAACAAATCCTCTTGCCAAACGGCATGAAGCTGCGCTATCCTGACATCAAATTCTCAAAAGAGAAGGGGGTGGTGTATGGCCCCGACGAGACTAAGTTGTATGGCGGGAAGCTGACCGAAAACATCGTTCAGGCGCTAGCTCGTATTGTGATGACTGATGGAATGCTGAGAACTCAAAAGAGGTACTCAGTGTGTTTAACCGTGCACGATGAAGAAGTAGCCATCGTGCCGGATGCCTATGCACAAGAGGCAGAGCAGTGGGTCTTGGAGCAGATGACGGTTGTACCGAAGTACATGGAGGGCATACCTCTGGCAGCAGAAGTTAGTTCAGCAAAGCGTTATGGTGACGCAAAATAAAGGAGAGTAAATGGAAATACCAAAGTCAGTAAAGGTTGGTAACAGGCGCTACATCATTGAGATTAAACACGTGGACGAGCCTTACACCACAGGCTATACCGTGGACAATTTAATTGTTATAGCGTCCAGCAACAAGACCAAACACACTACAGCAAACGAACGTGCCTTGACGTTTTGGCACGAGTTAACGCACGTCATCCTTGATCATGTGCGCCCCAAGTTATCTAACGACGAGCAATTTGTTGAGCACTTTGCAGAGACAATGCACCAGATCGTTAAGTCAGCGAGGTTCTAATGAAAGCATGGTCCCACTCAGCACTCAAAGATTTTGAAGGGTGTGCAAGACGTTATCACGAAGTACGTGTGTTGAAGAATTACGTACAGAAACCCACTGAACAAATCCGCTACGGTAAGGAGTTACACAAAGCCGCAGAAGATTATGTGAAAGATAACACCCCCATACCCCCACAGTTCTCGTTTGTGCAACCTACGATTGATGCGCTGCTTGCCAAGCCGGGGACTAAATACGCTGAGCATGAGATGGGGCTGACTGTTGATTTGCGCCCGTGTGGTTTCAAAGATGAGAACTGTTGGGTACGCGGTATTGCTGACTTGTTGATTGTTGACGAAGAAAGTTTGACTGCGTGGGTGGTGGACTACAAAACGGGTAAAGACAAGTACCCCGATAAAGAACAGCTAACGCTAATGTCACTCATGGTGTTTGCTCACTTCCCCATCGTACGTATGGTGAAGTCTGCTCTGTTATTTGTAGTAAAGGATTCGATGGTCAAGCACAAGGTCATGCTTGAAGAAGCTACAAGCTATTGGCAAGACTATCGTGAACGGGTAGCGCGTCTTGAAGCAGCGTTTGCTAATAACGTGTGGAACCCAACCGCAACACCACTATGTCCGTGGTGTCCTGTTAAAACGTGTGAATTTAATAAGGGGTATTGATATGACACAAGTAAACGGCAAACGCGATTACAAACACGCTTATAAATTGCAGAAGAAATCTGGAGAAACCAAAGATCAAATCGAGCGCCAACGCGCAAGGAGAATGTATGACAAAGAAGGTATTGACCGTAGCGGAAAACACATCGACCACACCAACCCCATTCGTAATGGAGGCACTTCCACAAAAGGAAACACACGCCTCAGATCCCCAAATAAAAACATGGCTGACAACGGCAAGTGACGATGAACTGATAGCTTTGTGGGCCGCACGATATGGTGATGGATGGCGCATTTCACATTTAGAAAGCATAACGCTTCAATGGGAACAATGGGAAGAAACTTTTGATGTGGCGTTTACTAAAGAAATGTCGCGCAGAGGTTTGGTTGAAAAACACCACCATATGGCTGAACAAGCAACCCTATACAAACTAAAATGCAAATCATAAATAACAAAGCAGTGCTGCTCAGGACGCGCAAGCCTGACAAATACACTGTCATACCAAGAAGTAAAAACCTCGGAGAGGTAGCGCCCGGACTACATGAAGTGTTAGTGTTCTGGGGTTTGGATGAGATGCGCGTCTTGCGCAATCTGGGTGTTAAGGCAGTCCCGTCACCGATCAAAGCTAAGTACGATTGGCCGGGAAAGCTCAAGCCGTTTGCACATCAGATTGAAACCGCATCGTTCTTAACACTACATCGACGTTCATTTGTGTTCAACGATCCCGGCACGGGTAAGACACTGTCTGCTCTGTGGGCTGCTGATTACTTAATGAACAAAGGCTATGTAAGACGTTGTCTCATACTGTGCCCACTGTCCATCATGCACGATGCTTGGATGAATGGAATAAGTAAAAGCATCATTCACCGCACAGCAATCATTGCCCATCATCAACAAGCAGTAAGACGTATTGAAATGGTGCAAGGCGACTACGAGTTTGTCATCATTAACTATGACGGTTTGAACTTGATTGCCAATGAAATAAAAGCTGACGGTCGGTTTGATCTGGTCATTGTTGACGAAGCAAACGCTTATAAAAACATAAGCACCCGTCGATGGAAAGCGCTCAATTCATTGATCACACCACACACATACCTGTGGATGATGACAGGTACACCTGCTTCGCAGTCACCGCTTGATGCGTACGGGCTAGCTAAACTTGTTAACCCAACAGGTGTACCAAACTTTTTCACAGCGTGGCGTGATAAGACCATGAATAAAATCACGCAGTTTAAGTGGGCTCCAAAAAAATCTGCGGCACAGCTCGTGTATGACGCACTGCAACCAGCAATACGTTATACAAAGGAACAGTGTACAGACTTACCTCCTGTGCTTGTTGAGACAAGAGATATACCGCTGACACCGCAACAGAAAAAATACTACATGCTGCTGAAGGAACTCATGCTAGTACAAGCAGCGGGAGAAACAATTACAGCAGTCAACGCCGCTGCGGGTGTTAGTAAGTTATTGCAGATTAGCGCAGGTGCAGCGTACACAGACGACAAAGAAGTTGTGGAGTTTGATTGTGCGCCACGTCTGTCTGTACTCATGGAAGCACTGGAAGAGACACAGCGCAAGGTGCTGGTGTTTGCGCCGTTCAGACATAGCATCGACACAATTCATAACTATCTCAACAAGCACGGCATTACCAATGAGATGATTCATGGTGATGTGTCTCCAAGAAAAAGAACAGACATATTCAAACGCTTTCAGACTGAAGACGCACCGCGTGTGCTGGTGATACAGCCTCAAGCTGCATCACACGGCGTGACCCTCACTGCTGCTGATACTGTCATCTTCTGGGGTCCAGTCATGTCTGTCGAAACATATAAACAATGTATCGCTCGCTCAGATCGTATTGGTCAGGACTCCACCAAAGTAACAGTCATTCACTTACAAGGTAGTGACATAGAGCGCAAGATGTTCAAGCTGCTAGAGGAGCGTGTGGAAGATCACGCCATGTTGATAAAACTTTATGAAGAGGAGGTTGCACGATGACGAATTGCATGTATAATTCTTGACATAACAAAAAGGAGCGTATGTATGGATACAGTATCTATGGATAAGCTGGCGCGGGTGTACTTAAAAATTCGTACGCGCATTCAACAGCTTACTCAACAATATGAGTCTGAGATTGAAGAACTTAAGGCGCAGCAAGATGAAATCAAAACTGCACTTAAAGAACAGTTGATGGCTCTAGGCAGTAAATCGGTGAAAACCGATCAAGGAACTGTGATCTTGTCTATCAAGACACGGTACTACACCCAAGACTGGGATTCATTCAAAACCTTTGTCACGGAGCATGATGCGCTTGACTTGTTTGAAAAGCGCATTCACCAAAGCAACATGGCAAAGTTTCTTGAAGACAATCCCACGCTTGTTCCCCCCGGTCTTAACTCTGATAAAGAGTATGACGTTTCTGTAAGGAAGCCTTCTAAATGAGTAACGTAACAGTTTTTAATCCCTCCAAAGTTCCTTCGTTTGCAAAGGGACAAACGTCCGCAATCTCAACCGCACTTACTGGTGGAGGTAATGGGCGCAAAGGTAAAAACATATCCATCAAAGGTGGTGTGTTTCGTTTGATCAGTGATGGCAAAGAGGTTGCGTCAATTGATGAGCGCCATCTTGATGTTGTTATTGTCGCTGCCGCTCCAAAAATTGGACGTACGTTTTTTGCTGAGAAGTTTGAGGAAGGTAAAAACTCACCTCCTGTTTGCTGGTCAGCAGATGGTGATAAGCCTGACCCGAAAGCTGCCGAACCGCAGCACCACAACTGTGCTGACTGTCCTAAAAATATTCAGGGCAGCGGTGAAGGTAACAGTCGCGCTTGTGGGTTTAAGCAACCTATTGCTGTAACACTTGCCAATGATCTTACGGGTGATGCACTAGCCCTCAGCTTACCGGCTACAAGTATCTTTGGTAAAGAAGTTAACGGTGACATGCCCTTACAGGCATACGCACGTTGGCTGGCCGCACAAGACATCAACCCTGAGCACGTTGTTACGCGCATGAAGTTTGATACAAAAGCGGCAGTGCCCAAGTTGTTCTTCAAGGCTATGCGTTGGTTGACGGATGATGAGTTTGAATCTGTTTCAGAGAAGGTTGAATCGGAAGAAGTTCGCAAACTTGTAGCCATGTCATACGCAGCCGTGCAACCTGTAGCTGCTCCCGCAGCACCTTCGCTTGAAGGTTCAAAACCTAAAGCAGCAGCAAAGAAGAAAGCTATTGAAGTTGCTGAGGAAGATGAAGAACCCGCAGTGCGTAAAGAGTCAACCCCTACTAACGCTGTACCTAAGAAGTCGGGGATTGCTGCTACCGTAGCGCAGTGGGACACTGACGACGAGTAATCAACCGGGGGCTAACGCCCCCTTAAACACTATGCCCTATTCTGACCGCACAAAAAATATTGTGAAACATGCCCCGCGCTCCCTTGGTTCGCGCCTTGGACGTTGGGCAATTCATCGAGACTTCTCTGTACTACGTATTTCCAAATTTACTGGTGCTACTAGGCAAACAGTTTATAACTGGCTATCGGGCGTTGAGGTAACACCTGCGTACCGTTCACGTGTACAAGAACTTATTAATATTCTTGAGAGGCAACCAACAGCCGATCACGCATGGAGACATATATGCGAGACATACAACCTACAAGCCTGACAGACACGGAGTTGCTTAACTACTGTGAAATACATTGGGATGAGGTGGGGCCAGAGTTTCTAAAAGAACTTGTACGGCGCATGGTTCGCTACCTAGAAACGCACACTCCCAACAACACTGAAGAAAAAGACGAGCGCCAGCTACCCCTGTTCTGACCTGTGGAGTTTTCATGCAACCGCAAGAGTTTTTGGCGGCAGTGCTCCCATCGACAGGTGTGTACTGCATAGCCGAGCTAACAAGTAAAAAGAAAGAACACGTTTTCTCAACAAATTTAGGAGAGTTTGAGCATGTCGTAGATAAGTGGGTTAAGGACAGGCGGGACGTTTACTTTGCGTTGGCTACGTTCAAAGAAGAAGGAAACCGTACAGCAAAGAACGCTGAGTACATACGTGCTGCTTTTTTAGACTTGGACGGTTACGAAACCAAGCGTGATGCTGCGGAGGCGCTTGACGTATTTCTTGAGAAGACAGACCTCGCGCAGCTGGGGCAACCGCTTGTTGTTGATTCGGGTGGAGGGCTACATGTGTATTGGCCTTTCACAGAAAACGTTTCTATTGACGTTTGGAAACCTGTTGCAGAGAACTTAAAGCGTTTGTGCGCTCAGGAGAACATGCGTATTGATAACTCCGTGACTGCTGATGCAGCGCGTGTCTTGCGCATACCGGGGACAGTTAACTTCAAGCCTAAGTACCCCAAGCCTCGTGCTGTGCGCATCATGGTTGAAGCAAAACCTGAAGCGTTTGAGTTTGATGCGTTCTCAAATCACCTGATTAAAAAACTAAACGGTCATGCTTACAGCCCCATGCTGGCGCAGAAGGTTGAGATTGAAGGAGAGCGTCCTAAGTTTGCAGAAGGCACTACAAGCATAAAGCTACTGGACAATCTTCAAAGTGAGTTTAAGATCCTGTGGATCAAAACAATTGAAGGCACGGGGTGCAGACAGCTTGAATACTACAAAGAACACGCCAGCGAAGACGGAATGGAACCGCTATGGCGAGGCTTACTATCTTGGACAACGCGTTGTACAGATGGAGGTGACTATGCGAGCCGCATTTCGGAGATGCACCCGTATGACGAAGATCGTATGCGCCAGAAGCTGCGCGACATTAAAGGCCCGTATCCGTGCGTCAAGATGGATAGCGAGAATCCGGGCGTTTGCACAAAGTGTCCGCACTGGGGAAAGATAACCAACCCTTTAGTGTTGTGCCGGACTGTAATAACAGACAACACTGAGAAACAAATTGAGATACAGGATGAGGAAGAAGTTTTACCCATCCAGATTACGCGCCCTGCACCACCACGAGGATTTAGCTATGGTGCCAAGGGAGGTGTGTTTGCAGACAAAACGCTTGAGGATGATCAAGGTAATAAGTCTAAAAAATCAGTGATGGTGCTGCCGTACACTTTATTCGCGGTGGACATTCTTAAGCAGCCAACGGGCGAACACGTTGTCCACATGGTGACTGAACGTGACAACGAATACCACGACATACTATTAAATCAAAAGTCCGTAGTCAGTAAAGATGAAACACTCAAAACGCTGGCAGCGCAAAACATCATCGCTTCGTTTGGTGCAGGTAATGACAAGAACTTGTTTGACTACGTGCGTGGGTGTGTCGAAAGTGCCAGCGTATCTCAAACACCGCTCATCATCCCGTCAAGCTACGGGTGGCAGAACACTGACAGGTTGATAACAGGACACAACACGCCTTTTGTTCATGGTGGCATGGTGTATCAAAACGGTATGGCGCGGAGGGTGCCCATGCCGGATCTTCAAAACATCACAACTAGTATGCGCTCAATGGGCGCTCTAGAAAAATGGAAAGATGTCATTCAGGTCTTGATTGAAAAAGGTTTGGATGAAATCTTAGCCATGCTGTGCGTGGGTCTAGGTTCCCCCTTCATGGCTTTTAGTAAATTGGCGGGGCTGACGTTTCACCTTGGGTCAACAGAATCTGGTACGGGTAAATCGCTAGCACTACGTTTAGCAGCAAGTGTTTGGGGGCATCCTGATCACCTTCGCGTTAGCCGCTCCACATCAGACGTAGCTATGCTGCACCACGCAGGTATGTTGGGTTCAATACCATTGATCTCTGATGAAATCACTGTTAAGAACAGGCGCGACTTTGAATGGTTCCCAGCTATGGTCTTTGACTTTAGCGAGGGCAAGGGCAAAGAGCGTATGGAGTCTGGCGCTAACAAGGAGAGGCTCAACACCACAGCGTGGTCACTGCTTGCATTGATGGCATCAAACACGCACGTGGTTGATTACATGACGGGTAACCGCAAGCACTCTTCTGAAGGTGAGCTGCGCCGTGTGCTTGAATTAACGCTCACAAACGTGTTGACGTGGGATGATCATGAGCGTGATGTGATTGTGTCGCTTTCACAAAATTACGGACTTGTTGGCCCCCTGTATGCACAATGGCTGTCACAAAACGCACTGGAAGCGCAAAAGCTGTATAAGAAAATTGAAAAACATGTGCGCATGGAGTTCAGGTCATCTGATGATGAACGCTTCTGGACTGCGGGGTGTACTGCTTGTATTGCAGGCGCTGCCGTTATGGGTAACAAGTACATGGGGATTATTGACCTCCCTGTGCAGCGCATCATGCGGGTCTTTCGTGACCTTGTGTTCAGGAGTAGGGAAACAGTGAAGAGCAGCAAACGTACGGTTGAGGATGTACTCAACAGCTACACACGTGAGTTTTACGGTAAGTTTGTTGTCATCAAGGCTGTCGATGGTACGCTTGCTGCGACACTTGGTGATGGTGGTGTGATTGACGAAACCATATCTCGGTCTGAGATTGCAGGGCGCGTTGAACACGGACTGACGCCGGGATACATTGATTACATCATTGAAGAAAACTTACTGAAGTCTTACTGCGCCACGATGAGTTTTGGGTACGCTGACTTTAAGAAACAAATTGAGCGTATCTACCGTGTCACGTACGGTAAGACTGACCTAATGAAGAAAACCCGTGGACCGGGAATGCGCGTCAATGCAATCAGAATCTCAATGCCAGAAATCGAAGACTGACTTTACCTTCCCGTGGGAGCAAACCCCACCGGGAGGGGGTTTCTTCATACCTACGCTCAATCCAGAACTTACTATACAGAAAGCATTTCGCTCAGCAACAGAGCAGCATATCTTTCACATCAAGCACACCACGTGCATTGTCAACGGGCAGTTTGGCGTTTACTTTCAGCGACAGCAGCTATCATATCCTTGGCAAATGCGATCCGCTCAGCCCTAATTTCATCAAGCTCCTTGCGCTTTTGGGCAGGCGTCATGTCGGGGTCTTCGCGCACTACACGTTCTTCAGCAGCAAGGTCACCCATCTTCTTCTTGAAGCGCCCTGCGTCCTTAGTCAGGTCAAGCAGGAACTCATTTTCTTTGTAGAAGATGTCCGCATCTGCCGCACGACCTGTGTTCTCAAGCTCTTTGAGCGTACGCTGGCGTTGCTGAATGTCATACACTTGTTCGTAGGCAAAGTTGATAAGACCTGTTGCGTCTTTAGGCTGGAACAACCCACCGATCAAAATAGTGCCGCTTGCCCGTGTCTCAGGTTTAACCTTGGTCGGCTCCTCAAGCACAGGGTTAGCCACACTCATTAGCGCAGGTAAAAGCCCACCGAAGTAACCACGCATCAAGTGATCAATCTCAATGGGTGACAGTCCGTACTCTTTGGACCCCACCGTGACCGTAGTCATCTTACTGAGCAGTTTGGCAACCTCTGTTGTGTTTTGACGCACACGCTCAGCGTTGGTCATATCAAGCTCACGCTGACTTTCAATTGCACGACCACCATAGAAGGAGTAGTTCACAGCAACTTCAAGCGCAGGTTTGATGAACTGTGGCAGTCCGATGGGTATGCTGTTGACGACCATTGACTTAAGCGCAGGGATGTTCTTCTGCAAAGTCTCATCAGTTGTCGCCATGTTGAACACCATCTCAGGCAGTGCCTTGAAGATGTACCCTAATTCAAACGGGATGGGCACACGCAGTGGTTCACTGACACCGGGGATGTACACAAAGAAGTTGTTGTACTTATCTTCAGGTGGCGCATTCTGGTACGCCTCGTCATCTTGCATCAGTGCTGCGTAAGCTATGGCAGTAGCGGCAAGCATCGCGCCACGTGTCATTAACTTCTTACGCACATCAAGCTGACTCTCGCCGTACATCTTTCCGGTAAAGGCACGATACACAACATCCAGACCTTGGATCTGTGCATTCATAAACGGCACTAACATGCTCAACATATAAGCTGTTGGAGAGTACCCACGCCGTCCGAAGTTCATGGACTCTAGCGCCCCCAGTGTGGCTTCCATCTCCGACATACCCTTGGCACGGAAGTCCTCATATAACGTCATGCGTGTGGCAGCGTCAGCCTTCATTGACAGCTCATCAAGACGCGCAAGTTGGAAGTTCAGCGTCTTGCCGCCTTTAGCCAGATCGCGCAGCAGTTTAGCCATATCTTCTGGCGAGCCTGTAATGGTCTGCCCACCAAATATGCCACGCTTCTTCAGCAACTCTTCTACGTTACTTGTACCTTTAACCATCGAGGGGAACTGCTTGAGAGCTGAGAACACAGGCGTAATGTCAGCGCCTGTCACAAGTGCAGCAGCACTCGTATCCCGCACAATCTGACGCAGCATGTACACAGGGTTGCGGGTAACAAACTTACGTAGTACCTGTGCTGGGCCTGTAAACATACGTGCCATAAACGGTAGCGTCATCGACACGCCTTCAAGCCCTTTGACCAAAATACTTGCGTCAATACCCAGCTCGTCAAGCTTGTCCTCGCTCAGCACAGCCGATTGCGTTTCCCCATTAACTTTGAAGCGCACAACGTTCGGACCTTCAGGCTTAGCGTTTGGCTTAATTTCGGCAAACCCAAGAGATTTGAGAGACGTTGCTACACGGCTTGACGCTAAGTTGCGCAGCGCCATGTCAGTCAGGATGGTGGTGTTTTGAACCGAGCTGGTAAAGAAGTCAACGATGTGTTCATTCCCACCAACAAGTTCACGTAAGTACGGCTGCTCTTTCAAGCTGCCAATGTTGATGGGCACATCCTCTGTGCCAATGCTTAGGAACACCTGCTCCTTCTTCTCATCAACACGGTAGAAGGGGATGTAGTCCTTGGTGCTGTTGAGCGTCTTGGCAAGGTCTTTGGAAATAGCGCCCGTAGCCTCAAGGAAGTTAATGAGGTTCTTGTTGTACTCGTTGTATTGAGTACGCGCTTTTTCAAAGGCGTCTTTAATCTCAGGTTTGGAGTTGATGTAAGCATCAACATCCTTGAGCATGTCCACCGAAATGCCACCCTTGGCAGGATCGGTATTGAAGTTCAGCTTGCGCAAGCCCACGTTCGGGTTGTTCTTGGCGCGTTGGTGGGCCATGTAGGTTGTGAACAAACGGTTGGCAGCGTCAGCGTCAATACCTGACTCGCGTAATGACTCAGAGATCTCACGCAAGCTAACGCCAAACCCAGCCTCTGGTATGTATTCCATCGTGCCGTCAGCTTTGGGACGCTGCACCATCTTCATACCACCGTGGTTAACCACAGCAGCCGTAAAGTTCATGCGCTGGTCGTGCATCCGTGCGTAGTACACAGCCTCAAACATCTGCTGTGCTTGGGCTAACTCTTTGTCCTTAGCGTACTTGAGCACTTGCTCAAGCGGATCTAGCCTGTCAACAAACCGCGCTCTAAACTCCCCACCACGCAGGGTATTTTTTAACCGTTCAACAACACCTTGCTCAGCGCCTGTGATGCGTTGCACCGTGTCCGCAACACTGGCAGGCATATCAGCGGGGTAATTGACTGAGAGCAATAATTTACGCGTTGGACCTTTTGTGCCCAGTACGTCTTTAACACCTGCTTTGAGGTCACTTACTTCTGCGGTTGTAAGGATCTGCTGCTGCTTATCGTAGAAGTTAACGTAATTATCAGCTTTTGCGCCTCGGTGTTTATTGCCTGCAATTCCGTAAGACCAGAGTAGTTCAGCCGTTGCTTTTTGTAGCTCCTTAAATGCGTCGTCAGAGCCTATGTATTTGCTTGGATTGTTCGCAGCAAGAGCTGTAAGCTTTCGACGATCCTCGGCAATATCTTTAGCAGTATCCCCCTTATTACCTTTTATAACTTGTTGGGCGTATAAATACGCAGGAAATAAATTTGCTGCAAAAAAACGGTCGTTTGTATCATTGAGCATTGATGCAGACCGCAACATCTCAGCATCTTCGGGGCTTGCCAAATCATTTAATAACGCGTCGAAAGATTGTTGAACGTGTTTAGACTGTTCGCTTAGCGGTTTTTCTAATTCCCAATATTCATCTTCTTTGCGCTCACGAATGACACGCTTTAGATATGCAGAAGATTTGTCTGGAGTAGAAACACTGTATTCAAAAGAAAAATCTTTTAAAAGTTTGTTTAGCTCTTCAGGCGAAAAGCTATAACTATCTAAATCCCGATCAATTTTTAATCGCCTGATTAACGCCTCAACAAGTTTAGCGTTATTGTTTAAAACTAAGGCTCTGTATACTTCTTTGTTTTCTCCAAACTCAACGGCCATATCAATATAGTGCGTAAACATGTCGATCAAACTGACAGTGTCTTCTATTTTTGTGTATTCTTTTCTTAATTCTGAAAATTCTTCAGCATTAGCAAGCTGAATAGCTTCCATATATTTACTGAACGCCTTGTCCCCTATTACGGACAATTCTGCACGTGTTTTTCCGTTAAATTTAACGGCTGTCTTATAGTCAAACTTTATTTTGGGTTTATTTAACTGAAGCTTTTTCTCTAGTTCTTGTCTGGCATATGCAAGAGAAGTCTCCGGTGTAGTCCCCGTGTACGTACCCCACATGTACGCTTGCATACCTTCGCCAGTGCCCATGTATGAATGGTCGAACTCTTGGAATGTCACACCCGTGCCGTGCCATTCACCGCGCAGTTCAAAATCAGCAGCACCGTACGCAAAGTCCACAAAGTCTTGCGCGGTCATGTTCTTAATTTCTTTGGCAAAGTCAGGCCCAAGTAGTTTGCCAATAATCTTTTTGAAGTTCTCGTACAGGCGGTACAAGAAACCAGCAACCGGACCTTTGCCTTTTTCTGTGGGGTTAACGCCAGCTATAACTGCTTCTTCTACAAAGTAAGCCAGTATCTCGTCATCACGAATTTCATCAATTCCAGCTCGACTAGCTTTTCGACGACCCTGCTCGTCAATGCCACCCATGTCATCTTTAAGCGCAAACTCAACGCGCTGCATGGCTGCTTTAGCAATCTTGGATTCTTGTGATCCGTCATTACGCTTAGCCCAAGTTTCAACCTGATTAACAAGCGCTTTGTACTGCGCATCGCCCAGCATATTACGGAAGCCAACGTGCGCACCTACCTCATGGAGGAATACCGCAAGCTCTTGCCCTTTGGTGATATTGCTGGCGATTAAATACACTTCGCCGTAAGGCGTTACAAAACCACGAGCGTCGGTTGGGACGTTGTAGTATTCACCAATGTTTTTCCCAAGAGATTTAACGTCAGGGTAGACGTACACATTCTTGTTATCCCAATCGGTTACTAATGGGAACGCCCCTTGAATAACCTTACGAACTTGTGCAACCGTGGTTGGGTTCTCTACTTGTCCACGTGACTTCAGGATGCCCTTACGTTCAAAGTAATCCCGTACGCTGTGCGCTTGCGGCACATTCTCAAGCTCAGACATATGCGCCATTGCATTACGTCTTGCATCACGTAGGGCACGTGCGTACTCCGCACTCTTAAACCCGTAGTCTTTAGCAGCCTTCTTAACAGCCGGTGCTGAGTAAGACATGGCATCAATTTCGTATTGCAGCTTGGCTGCTTCCGTAGCGCGTGTCTTTGGCGTACCTTTTGGCTTGTTAAAGCTTTCGTCAATGATCGTAGCAATACGTTCGTTAGAAGCATTGATCAGTGTCTGGATCTCTTTGATAGCTTCCAGACGATTATCTTTAGCCGTTATGAGCGTATCGCGTAACGGTCCTTCGATAGCTTTCTTGCCTTTTGCCGCAAGCGACTTATCAATAGCCGCAATGTCAGCTTTGTATGCGCCTATCTGTGCAGCAAGCTGTTCTTCAGAAATACGGGGTATGGACTTATCGGCACGTACCGTACCCATCCTAGCGTTTTCAAGGGCTTCGGCAAGCTCAAGTGCTTGAAGGTCAACATTGCCGCCTGTGTTTTCAAAGATTTCTTTTTGCCTGAGCAGCAGTTTCTTTTTCTTGCCAAGTTGAGCGCGTTGTACGCCTTTGGCTTCGGCAATCTGTTTATCAATATCTTGAATACGTTGCGCGTATTCTTGCTTTTTCTTTTCGGTAGCTTCTTGGACTTTCCCAAGCTGCGCTTTCTCAAGGGCTTCTAAATCAAACGGCAGCGCAGTAATAGGCTGTACGTCAAGACGTTGAACAGGTTGATCTTGTAGTATGGCAAGGTCTTGCCGCAGCGCTTCCATCTTGCCGTAAAGCGCAGCCATCTTGCTTGTAGCTGGACCTACTTTATCTTGTTCTCCCTTCTCAACTTGTTTCTTGAGCTTGGACAACTGACTACGAATGTTTTTAACTTCACGGTCATACTTCTTCTTAAGCTCAACTTTTGTTCCCGGTAGCCCAAGACCAACCTTGACGCCAACTTCAGCCTCTTTAGTTTTAGCGCGGAGGTCGGACAACCTACGTTGCGTAGTTTCAAGTATTGCAATATTGCGCCGAGCAAT